CATTAAAATGCAAAGTCAATACCCTGTGCTAATTTTATAGCATACCGACTATAATTTTTCATCAATATCTCTATATGATAATACAATTTCCGCTTCTATTCCATACTTCAATAATTCGGCTTTTAATTGATTTCTATATTCAGCAGGTGCCATATCTGTTGTAATATCTGTTTCTCTTGTAACTTGGCTTGGGAGTTCAAGCGTTATCCTGCATATTTCTATCATCGTTCGCAATATTTTATGATTAATCTTTTAGTTCCAACAGTAATAAAGCATAATGGTTCATCGAATAAATCAGTTACCAGTTGATAGGATAAATTATCAGGCTTAGGTATTAGTTTGCAAGAAGTTAGTTTCCCATCTAAATATTCCTGCATTGATATTTCAGAAGGAAAATTCACCACCATATCCATACAAGTTTGAGAAGATTTATCAGGGTCATTAGGAATAAAGCGATACAAGACCGTTACACCCGTTTGTGGACACTTATATTGCAAAGAGTATTTCGATGCACATGCGAGGCTAAAAAGTGTATCCTTTGCCATATTATGTCTTATGAACCCTCTTGAACTTCCAATGGCAATTATTGGCTGTGCGAACGTGTGTCCGATTAACAATAAAGCAGATAGTGCGATTACTATTACTATCACTATTCTTTTAAATGTTTTCTTCATGGTTTATTTTGGTTTTTAGTTCTGACATAAATTTAATTCCTAGCATTGAATATTCAATACTTTCCCTTGCAAATCTTGTATTCCTATTGGGGGATTGCTTCCAAATTTTTATGTTCTCAATGTCGAGCATAATACAAGCATCTATTTTTTTTATTGTTTCAGAAGGGGACATTTAATGGGGGATTATTATTGTTTTGATAATCACAATTTGAAAAATAAGTTAGCATTGGGTTGAATTTAAGCCAAAATTTACCAACCCCGTAATTTCTTCCTTTTGCAATAATAGCCTCTGCTGTTCCGATAGTATCTGCCAAAGGGGAGTCTTCATAAGCAAGTATGTTATAATATTCAGGCCTCCAAAGAAGAATAACTAAATCTGCTGCTTCCTCAATCTGCCCTGATCCTCTTAGCCTGCCTATTGTTGGTTTAGGATTATCAGCCCTTCTTAATTGTGAAAGTAATATCACCGTAATATTTAATTCCTTTGCAATGTTTTTAAATCGTCTTGTGTTGCTTGCTATCTCTGATTCATCATTCCGTTTAGTCGGGTCTTTTATTAGTTGAAGGTAATCTACGATAGCCACCTGTATCCCATATTTCAAATAAGCTGTTTTTATACCTGAAATAATATAATCAATATTCGAGTTCTTACAATCGTCAATATAGATATCAGCTTCTGATAGCCTTGAAATACCGCTTTTGAATTGTGCTATCATTTGGGTATTTAATGGGGCAAATAGTATTTGTTTGCTTGATATATTCGTACTCATTGAAGCTAAACGTGCCGTTAATTGCAATTCAGACATTTCTAAAGAAAATATCCCCACCTTAGCACATTTGTCAATAGCTACATTATGTGCTATCGTTAAGGCTAATGCCGTTTTCCCTTGCGATGGTTCACCGGCAACTATAATTAAATCTGTTGGTTGTAATCCACCTGTATGTTCGTCAAACTTATCTAATTTGGTTCTAATCCCACTAATCTCATGGTTTGCAAGTTTTTTAATGTGATCTACTAAATTCTTTAAATGGTCAATAATATGAGTTATCCTGTTTATAGGTCTTATTTCGTTTGATGAAACAAATTCTTTTATGTCTGTAAGCGTTTTATAAACGTCTGCACCATCTATAATATTTTTAGCTGCTTCTCGCAAATACATAATTGTGCTAATCTCTATTTTAGATGTTACAATTATGCTTAATGCGCTTTTGAAATCAACATTATAATCAACTTCCTCAAATAATTCGGATATGGTTACAATATCCAACTTGGTGATATCGCTCAATGAAAGAATATCAAAATCTTTACCATCATGGTTTAATTTAACAATAGCACTAATAACTTTTTGACAAGTAATATCTGTAAAAACATCACGGCTGAAAATATCAATATTTGTAGTGAACAGGTTTGGGTTGTTAAGTAAATATCCAGTAATTACCCTTTCAAGTTTAATAATCTCTGTTGTTTCTCTCATATTGCTTTAATGTTTTGTTCAAATGCCATTCTTGATTGTGATTGTTGTGGTTGGTTATTGGATTGTTTTAATTCAAACAACCCTTTATAGCCGTTTGAAATACTATTGTTTATTATTTTCTCTGCATTTAAAGGATTATTGTTTGATAATTTTAACATTACATTAAAACCTGTTAATTCAGAATTATGCGACTTAAATGAAAATCCAAATTGTGTTTTTTTATATTCAAGCCATATTAGCCATAATTCTTTTAACTTTTCAGTTTTAAGTTCCATGTCAGATAAATTTGTGATTCTATAAGTCTTATTATTATCTTCTTTATTATTAATATATACATTACCATTACCATAAGACTTGGCCAAGTCTTGACTAAGAGTTAGTGAACTGTTCAATGCTTGTAAATCAACAACTTGCCCATCACGAAATAATCCAAATTCACATAGCCTTTTTATAGCACCAGATTGTTGGTTGACATTGCTTTTTGGAAAGTTAGGATATTGGAACTGTATAAACTTTGGAATGAAAAAATATTTATCCCTTAAATTAATCAACCTACTATTTAACTCTTGACGAACTATTGGCCAAGACTTAATTCCTGTTTGTAGTATAATCAATTTTTCATTGATTTCAATTATCCCTGCATGGTCGCATTTAGTAATTAAGTATAGCCATGCTATCTTAGCATCTTTGGATAAATCCATGAACCATGCATCGTCAAATATACCTGTGTCGATAAAGCGTTTAGCCATAATTTATTTACATTAAAATAGCATCAATAAAAATACGGATATTATCTAATTCTTCTATATCAGTAAAATCAAATCCAGTCATAAAAGTAGTATTTACAGCCAACAAAAAAGCACCTGTTTGAACCCAGCCGACAGACTGAACAAGTGCTAATGTTGTTGGCGATGTAAATAAATATGTCATTTTATTCTGTCGGTTATGGGACTGGGGTTCAATCAGCCATTGCTAAGCCGCAAATATACGATATACAATGGCCTTTGTCAATCTTTTTATTGGGCATTAATCAAATTAATAATACGATGTTTTTCTTTAACCGCTAATAGTAAATTTTCTTTTAATCTTTTTATATCATCGTTAACATTCTCAATTTTGAAAGGTAAAACAAACATTCTATTTTTACCTATGAAACGAGGATCATATGATATAAATTCGTAATAATTAAATTCAAAAATCAGCATATTCATTAGCACTTGCCAATAATATTCTTTCATAGTTGATTTTAAATCACGTTCTTCCATTAATAACATATGTTTAACGTGATTACTACGATTATATGGGCATTTAATTTCAATCCCATAATTATTTTCATGTTGTGGATATACAATCCCATCAGGTGAACAAGAAATTTCATCACACCATTCAGGACTTTGAGGGTCAGGTTTATCAACATTTAGATTGAAAGCCAATGAATAATATTCAGAAGCATCGGGCTCTAAATCTATACCCCATTGTGTTGCTCTATCTTTATATTGTTCTTCAACCCAATGCGGATCAGATAATTCTTCTGCCACCTTATCGAGTATATAAGTCTTGGCGGTTTGGGTGGTTATACCACCCTTATCCCCCATCAACATATGGCATTTACTTGCAGTAAACTTTCCTCTTCGGAAAGTAAACCATTCCTTAGAATAATCTTCCATTTAACCAAGGTTTAATGTTCCTTTTGCCGGTTCAGATGTTTCTAATGGCTTTTCAGCTTCTTTTTTAGTTCCTGCCTTTTTGGCTTCAATAGGCTGTGTCTTATCAAATGTCAATCCGAAAGCATCATCGACAGTAGTATCACCATCTTTTAAGGATTGTTCCAGTCCTCTTAAATCGGCAATCTGTTCAGCTTTAATCTGTCCCATAGCCCTAACGCCAATAGCCTTTAAAATTTGTTCTTCTGTTACGCTATAAGTGTCCTTGAAATATGTGATAGCCTTATTCCTTGCAGCCACCAATTTGTCCTCTGACGTCAGGTCGCCTGTAATCATTCTTACGGCTGCATTATAAGCTACATCGGTAATACCTTTAGGGATAACAGCCATTACAGCATTCCTATAAGCTATGGCCGAAGCTGCATTACCTGTAACGGTA